GTCTTCATAGGTAGGGGTGATGTCCACCTTGCGGTAGATTCCCTTCTCAATGCCAGCAACTATCTTGTGTATTGAGACATACTTCTCAATAGCAACACCCATACAGTCATCAATGGATGTGCCGTTAGGGTCAAACAAGAAGTTCTTAGGGTTGATCGGCATGATTTTCACGCCAATCCTGTCCCTCTCAATTACACCAATTGCCGCCTGACCTTGCATATTGGGAATGGGCTGAGTGGCGGGAATAAACTCTTTTTCAGTCTTGACGATAATCTCGCCAATGCCTGTCCCATAGATTTCAGCCATCAATTCGATCTGATCGATAGATTTTCTGATTTTGTCTTTTTTGAAGTCTTCCATCAGTTGAGCCTTGATTAACTCAACATCGATGGGGTTGCCGTTCACATCTTGGATATTGTCTTCAATGTCAAAGAACTCGCCTTGACCAAAGATTGCTTCCATGATTTCAGCATGACGAGTCTCAACTGCTTGTTGTGTGGCAGGGGTGACGATACGGCTACGCTCTGACTCACGAGTCTTGTCTTCTACAGCCCATTGACCTCGGAAGATGCGTTCGTATTCAAGCCAATCAGGGAGGAAGTTTGTGTCTCGGTAGTCACGCCACTTAGTGCAATGGTCAGTAACAAATGCTGTCAGTTCTTTATCAGCCTCAGTAGGCTCATAAAATTCATTTTGTTCAAGTTTGACTTCTTTATCTGTTGCCATAATTATTTGCTTTCTGTATTATTTTACAGTCGATTCAAAAGGATTTTGAAACATATCCTTGGACAAATTTAAATACACATCATTAGAGCCTTGTCTATTTTTTTCTATTTTTGCTTGTTTTTCCATTGCCGCAGATTTCTTTACAGACTCTGGTAATTTTTCAAACATGGAAAGTAAAATATCAAACTCAGTTGTCATTGATGGGTCAAAATGAGGATTAACGCCAGTTCGTCTTAAATTTGATGGGAAAGACATATTGCCAACCCCAAAGGCTTGTGCTTCTGTTGGAGACTTTCTATAGATGTCAAAATTTTTATCGCCAGTTTCAGATACATACATATCTTTAGTCATGTTTCGATATGACTCTCTATCCTGTCTATTTTTAGCGGAATTAAAATTACCTATATTCCCAAACTGATCTACAAAAATTTGTTCTGCGGCTCTTAAATATTGTTTTTCTTGTTCTGTAAGTTCTGTGCCTTGTTGTTTTTTTTGTTGCAATGTATAGGCAGTATTTCTAAGCAAATTATTTTGAACTGCATGAGTCATTTCATGTGCTAATGTTCCCAATCGGCTATCTATAACTCTTGGATTTGTTCCTGCTAATCTTGCATCTGGAGCTACAAGCCTATTAGTTTCTGGTGAAAATAAACCCATCGCATCTCCTGATGGGAAAAAATTAGCGTGTTTAGGCAAAAGACCATATTGCTTTAATGCCTCGTATAAACGAGAAGGGTCAAATAAACCATCTGCCATCGTTATATCCCCGAAATTACATCTAGTGGTTGCCACTCATCTGAGTCATCTTCCTCAAAGTATGAAGTGACAGCAAGTTGGTCGATGTATGACAAAGAGTCGGGTAAGTCATCATGGACACCATTGGCAGGGAACATTAAGAGTTGGTCTTTGAATTCATCCCAATCTTCCTCAGAGTTCAGCACAATGCGCCCATGCTCAAACCGCCCTTGGAGACTCCAGATAATCCTGTCTGTCTTTTTCCTGTTGCCATGCGTTAAGTCAACTATGTGTGAATATACATTATTTTTCCGCATTAAGTCACTCAAATACGGCAAAACTGCATTTTTTAACGCTCCCCTCTCAATTCCAACTGCCAAAGGGCGGTATTCCCTCATTTTCAGCAGAATCGTAGCGGCTGTTTCCCTAATGTCCCACCGACCATAAGCAATCTCTTTGACAAACCATTTCCCATCATCTGTCACCTTGACCACAGAGATAGCTGTCTGATCTAGTCTTTTCTTGGAATTGGCGGCTTGTTTGGCAACTTCTTCAAATCCAGCCAAGTCCACAGCAATATAGTAGCTTCCATAGTCAGGTTCTACCCCATACTTCAGCCATTCTTCTTTGAAGACATCCGAGCCAGCGTTGTCAAAGGAAGCCATGTACTCTTGCTTGAAAGCAAAGGTAGAGAGGGTTTTCTTGGCAGACTCAATCTCAGTTGGGTCAATCAGGGGGTTGTCTTTGGTGGTGAAGTGCCAACTTTTCCAGTCGGGGTCGGTTTCTGATTTTCCGAGTTTAAAAATGTCATAGAAAAAGTTACGACCTTTGGGAGTTCCGATGAACATTGCCCGACCTTTTTTGTCTGACAGCGAAGCACGAATGACTTGTTCCCATGCTTCTGGTTTGATGTCGGCAACCTCGTCAAGCACAGCGTAGGTGAGTGACACTCCTCGCAGAGTATCTGGGCGATCTGCACCTCTAACATAGATTTTTGCTCCGTTTATCAGGGTGATGTCCATGTTATTGATGTGGCTTGACTGAATCACCTCTCTACCCAACTCCATCAAGACATCCCAGATAATTTGCCTCGCCTGACCATTGGTAGGCGCAACATACAGCACAGCCGAACCAGCAGTACATTGGAGTCCTTCAATCAGGAGGGTAACGGCTGAGAGGCGTGACTTACCGCATCTTCGACCAGCGGCAATGACTTTAAACCTTGTTTTATCAGCAAAGACTTCTTGTTGCCAAGGGAGGAGACTGAAGTTCAAATCAGACATCTTTGCTTTCTATATCTTCTGCATCTATGACAGGGTTTTCCCCAATAGTGACACCACCTATGCCTGAGATGGTGATGTTGACAGCGGAGCGTTGTTTTCCTTCTTTTTCAAACAAAGAGACAGGAAGCATTCTGTCCATACAGAGTTTGAGTGCCGCCATTTGAGCAGGGTGTTCATCATTCATGGCAATCTCAACTGCCTTGATGACGACATTAGAACCAGCACTGTTTATCAGGAGGTCTTTGAGTTCTTTGATTTTCTGTTGTTCAGTCTTGGGTAAGACGAGTGCAGAGGGGTTGTCTGCGTACTTAGAGAGAGTCATCTTTCCTGTACTACGAGGACGACCTTTTTTCTTCAGGTTATCAGGAAGTGCATCTACAGCGTTCATCTTTTATCCAGTTAGGGAAGAAGGTTGTTGGTGGCTGGATTTGAACCAGCGACTCGCCTACTGTGCTTTGTTGCAACTCTACACAGCATCGACAGAAATCTGCCCATGACTCTACCAACTGAGTTACACCAACACGGCTGGAGACTATTTAAAAGGCTGGTGACTATTTGAAATAGTACCTAGTGACAATCTCCATGCGTCTTGGAAGTTAGCGCACACTTTACACGAGAATCAGATTCTTGTATAGTGGAGGTAAGTTTGTTCGCACCAGACTATAAGCCTTTTAGAAGTGGTACAGCCTCGGGAGTTCTCGGGGGTGCGACTGTATCACCCCTAAAGGGCTTTTTTTATGGCAATTTACAGCAAGACAGGAATGGCGGCAGTTAAGCAACAACGCAAATCCAGAGCCGCCAAAGCTAAGAAAACTTTAGCAAAACTAGCAGAATCCAGCCCTGTCATTCAAGCACTTATTAACAAGAAGGCTTCCCAAATAGTTTGGGCTATGCAAAAGAAGTCTCCCAAGAAGAAAGTCCAGTTTGAACCACCACCCATCTATTTTTTTGGAATGGGTAAAGACTTCTATAAGACTAGGGAGTGGCGGGATGTCAGGTACAAGGCTTTGGTTAAGTTTGGCAAGAAGTGTCAGGCTTGTGGGGAAACCAGTGGGTACATCCATGTTGACCACATTCTTCCAAGGTCAAAGCATCCAAAACTAGAACTTGATATTGAGAACTTGCAAGTATTGTGTGAGGCGTGTAACATAGGTAAATCCAACACGGATACAACTGATTGGCGTTACAAGTAAAGGGATGTCGGGTGTGGCAGTCGCACCCTCAAAGGCATGAGATATACGGTTGCCCAACAAGACCCGAAAGGGAAGTTAAGGGCGGCGGCTATAAAGAGGTACGCACTGGAAACAGTAATACGACCTGATGCCCCACAGAGATTAACTTAACTCTGTACGCTATACGACACCCACCCTAGTCTAGGGACTCTCAAGACCATGAGATGTACTACGACTGCCTTGCTACGCCCATACTATCCTGACTTTCCTATTTCGTCTTCTCCCCTAATCCTGATAGCTGTTGTTTAGTGTTGTACGCTTAGATTGGCTTTTCCAGTGTGGAGGAGGGTTCACAAATATTTACAACACCACACCTACCCCCTCCCCCCATGAAGTAAGTACACACTTACAAGTAAGCACACACTAACCTACCCAGTAAGCACTCACTTACACTAGATGCAAATGAGAATCATTCTTATCTAGAAGTTAGTAAGCACTTACGCAGGGTAAATCTAAATGAGAATCATTCGCATATAAGGCGTATGCAAGATAATGCACCCAGTCTAAATACGACTCATTCGCATCTAATGTAAACTATTGATAACACATTATTGATAGGATATTTATATGGGCTAAAATGGTGCGGAGTGGACACTAACAACACTGATTTGGTGCAGAGTGTTTACTAACATCACCTTATTGGTGCACTCTGTTAGTGAGCACTATCATTCTAGATTCGGTACTTGCTGAAACCTGAATATTGGCATGGTCTGTGCATAGTAAATAGAGTCCGATGTTGGACTGCTTTGTTAAAAGGTTTCAAGATGAAAGCATATAAACACCTGGTCAAATTTGCTTTAAAGCATGGTTGCACTGTTTCAGTATGGGATGGCGAAGAATGGCAGGTAAGACGGTCTACAGGCTATCAGGCCATCATAGATGCAATTGAATCTGTAGAGATAGCATCTTTAAGAATCCGAAATAAAGACGGTGAAATTGTGGGATGGGCTTCTATCATCCCTTTTGGTTTAGAAGATGATGAAACCGTAGCAGATAACACTATCACTCCATTTATGGAATTGTGGGAAGAATCCTATAAATCTAAAGCCTGACAGTTTAGAGTTAAGCCCGCAAGGGCTTACCTGTGCACTGTCGCACTATTTTGAAAGGTGTTAATCATGCGTTTTGCTTTCATTCCTAAAGGCCAATATAAAATTGGTCAAATAATCAATGTACACAATCAACCAATGCGGGTTGAAAGTTATACACACACTGGCCGCAATGTAGTAGTTCACACACTAGAAAATGCGCCTAAGTTTCAGAGAATTCTATGCATTTGCACAGATTCACCCTCAATCAATGGGGTGACAGCATGATGTTCGACAAAATTGATTCTATTGTGATGGGCGTGTGTGGCTTTGCCGCCATTGTGTTAGCTCTAATTCTGATAATTGAAAGGTTATAAAAATTCAAACCATTGGGGATGCTGTCCCCCTTGGCTTGCATTTTGACAATGTAAGGGCTTACAAGGGCTTTCCTTGTTCTTTGAATAGGTGTTGACATGATTGCAATTCACACAAAATATATTCCAGATTCTAATACTAGAGGGTCACGAATAAAAGCATACACCGTCGGGAATAGTATGCGAAAAGGGTTTTCAGCCACTATTTCCTACCCGCACGAATATTCTTATGAGGTTTGCCACTTTCAAGCTGTTAAGGCACTGGTCGAAAAGCACAAACTAGACTGGAATTTAACAGATATGCGTTTTGGTGACAGTGCCGACGGAAAGGGCTATTCTTTTTGCTTTGATAATTCAAAGGTGGGCGCATGAATTACATCGAAACCCAATTATTTAAGGCTTTGCCTTATCCTTTGAATCACGACAATTCAGGCGATGATAAAAACGGTCAAATTAGGCTAAAAATTCGCACTATTCGGGGCGAAACCAATTGGCTGAATGTCAGCCCTGACCAAATGCGTGAAATTGAGGCAATTTTGAATCAAGAGGTGACAGTATGAGCCACACTATTTCATGGTTTAGCGGCTGTGGTCGCATTGATTTGGGCATAAACCTAGATGATGCGCTTGCTTGTTCCCATGCGGGACAATGTGATAGTGATGTCGAGTGGCTTAGAGGTCAACCCTATATTGTTGAGCAATTAACTGGCATAAACCCTACATTACTTGCCAATATTTTGCGTGAATATGGCGCATGGGATGATGGTGATTTAGCTAATCATGAGGCAAATTTAGACCGTTTGCTCTGGATTGCTTGCTGTGACACTGCTGAAAATTCACAAATGGAGGATGAACAATGACGCAAACCCAAGCATTTACTGAAGCCCTGATTTTGGCAATCATTGCACCCAGCAACGAACAAAGCAAAAAAGCCGTTCAATTGGCAATTGATTTATCAAAAGGCTTATCCGCTGAAACTATTACCCAATGTAAAGATAACGCATTATCAATAGTGAGGGAAAACCCTTGATATACGCCACAATTGCTCTAATTTTGAAAATTATTCTCAGAAAATAAGTTAGCAATCACTAACATTCAACCACCTTCGGGTGGTTTTTTATTGCCTTTTTTTAGCCCTTCCAAGCCTTTACCCTATTGCACTATCCAATCGCATCAAAAAAACGCCTAAAAAGTGCCTTTAAATCGGTCGCAGAGGTATTTTTTGACCATTGGCAAACCCTTAAAGCTCGTCAGCGTGTTCGTCATCTACAAAAAGACATATCCCGACATGGTTCAGGTCAAAATCAGGGCGCAACCCAACCCTCCAAAAATGCGCCGCCCAACGAATCGAAATACGAGCACCTTCAGCCACTGAACCGCCTCCAATGTGCTCAAGGGCTTGTTTTTCCCTGTCAGTGTAGAAAATGACCTGACCCTTAGCATTAGGCGGTTTTCTGCTTTTCGATGCCATGCAATGTGTGCCTTAAATATTCAGCGATTAAAAGGGCTTCAGCCTTGTTAATGTCCTTTTTTAGCTTGAGTTTGGCTTCAGGCCATAAGTATCGTGCCATGTCCAGTGATTCGCTTTTGTCTGCTGTCAAATGGAAGTGTTTTTTCCACTTTTGGGGGGTGACAAGGTGAACAGGGTATCGGGTTAATTCACAAACCGCTGAAATGACCCCTACAGCACGCCCAAAATTCCAGACGCTAACAACCCCTTGTTTCGGCATACTGTGGACATTTTCTAGGCATATCTCTGCGCCTTCTTTAGGGTCGATGATTGACAATAACCTAGATTTAAAAACTAAGGCCAGAATGTGCTTGTCCTTATGCTCAATGTCGAAAGATTCAACATAATTGCCGTAATCATCAAGTGCGCCTATTGCCCCTGAAACCACGCCCGGGTCACAACCCACCCATAAAGTCATTGTTTATCCTTCATTATTTTCATCAATTCCTGACTGATTCCCTTGAATATCCCCAATGGGTGCTGTTCCAGTTCCTTCGCCCGATACCATGCGTGTGCTTTCCATCCATTCGTTGATGCTAGCTTCACTAAATGGTTGAGTGTGCGTTGGTAATGCTCTTGCAATGTCCCCTGTTGCCCTAAGAGCTGTTCTGACAACATGATTGGGGTGGATTCTTGTTCCATCTTTTTGCTCATCCAATATTCGGTGTGCTTCTTCTAATTTCATGCTGTTTTCCCTAAAACTGCCCTGATTTTGGCTAAAACTTCAGGGTTTGGTGGTGCGGTCTTTAGCCTGTCTTCATCCAGTTTGACAAGCGCAGGGTCACGCTGTGAGCTTGAGGGTACTGTCTGATGGACAACATCTGCCTTGTTGAATAAAGGTTTGGCAATGTTCTGATTTCTTACCCAATTGCGCCATGTGGCATTCCAATCCAACTTCACTCCAGACGCACCCGCTTTTGCTACCCAATAATCTTTGAACGAGTCAAACACCTTTTTGGGGTTTAAGTCAGGGCGTTCTGTTTGGCAGAATTCTGTCCAAGAATCAGGTAACTCAAAATCTGTTGAAAGGCGTGAGCCTTTTGTTCTTTGTTTTGTCTCTACCTCTTTCTCTGTCTCTGTCTCTGTCTCTGTCTCTAGACTATCACTTTGATATCGCTCTGATATCACGCTGATATCGTCTTGTTCCAGCCAGTGAGACAGCTTGTTTAAGCAATCATTAGTTTGCTTTTCTGACATTCTTAGTCTAAAAGCAAGGGTTTTCACTGGTGGAAGTCTTCCATCGTCTTCGCTTGCAATTAACCAACACATGATGAGCACTTTGCTGGCTGTTGCATCTAGTTCGTGCCAATCAAGGTCATCAAGAATGTCCCTGTAGAGTTTGACCCAAGGTGGTTTGCGGTCTTTGAAGTGCTGAAACTTCTTCCAATTTCTGATTTGCATAATTTGCCCCAAAAAAAAGGGCTACACCTGAAGTCTCACCCTTTCGGATGTTGGCGGACTGGCGTAGTTCCAGCAGACTTCATGTGTAACCCTACTACGATAATGCCGCCAAGCATTTCGTCAAATCATACATCAATAACAGTTCGTACTGCAATTGTTTCCATAACAACAGGTCGTACAAGTGACATACCGACCATTGGCATAGTATGTATGCGTTAAACAAGCCGCCCACAATGTGAAGCTGGAAAGTGCTAA